ACATTCTGTTGAATATATTAGTTCTTTGTGAAGAAATAAAATTCCTAAATTATTAGCAGAATATGAAACAAAAAGATATCTAGAATGATATTATACAATAGTAGAAAAAGGTACTTGAAAAAAATGTTCTCGTTGTGGACAATTAAAATTAGCTCATAATTTATTTTTCTCAAAGAATAAGACATCTAAAGATGGTTGATACAGTATTTGCAAAGAATGTAGAAATAAAAAATAAGGATGTGAAAAACTATGGATGGAAAATATTATTGTGAAAAATGTAATAAATGAATGGGAGAGAATAGTTTTTTTACTTATAAAGATGGTAGTAAAACAGAAATGTGCAAAGAGTGTTTAACAATGCACATTGATAATTTTGATGAAAGCACTTTTATTTGATTATTAAAAAAGATGGATGTTCCATATATTCCTGCGGAATGGAATACTTTAAGAGATAGATTATATGAAAAAGATCCTAGTAAATTAAAAAGCGGATCGGTCTTTGGTAGATATTTATCTAAAATGAAATTAAAACAATGGCGTCAGTATAGTTGAGCGGACACTGAAAGATTACAAGAAGAATACGAAAAGAATGCGGAAATGCGTGCTGAAGAAAATGCGGCAAGAGAAGCGGAAGCTAAGGAAAAATTTGAAAAAGGAGAAATTTCTGAGGCGGAATTTAAAACTTTATTGACTGCACAAACTAAACATGCGGAAGGTATCGGTAAATCTGCTCCAATCGGGCAACTTGCAGGAACACCGAATACTATGAATGAAGACTTATTTATGTCTGAAGACGAAATGATAGATACTGCCGCCGATTTAACTCAGGATGATAAAATCTATTTAGCTATGAAATGAGGTAGATTATATAAACCTCAAGAATGAGTTGAATTAGAAAAAGTTTATACTGATATGACTGAATCTTTTGATATTCAAGATGCAGATACAATTAATACTTTAAAATTTATTTGTAAAACTAATTTAAAAATGAATCAAGCTCTTGACTCTGGAGATTTAGATGGATATCAAAAACTATCAAAAGTAAGTGAATCTTTACGTAAGTCAGCTAAATTTACTGCGGCTCAAAATAAAGAAGAAAAGAATGATTTTGTAGATTCTGTTGGAGAATTAATTGGAATGTGTGAAAGAGAAGGTTTTATTCCTAAATACGTTACTGATATTCCTCAAGATAAAGTTGATGCTACTTTAAAAGATATGAACGATTATTTACATAAATTGGTTACTCAAGATTTAGGTTTTGGACAACAAATTGAAGATGCTTTAAAGAAAATTCAAATTCAAAAGGAAATGAATGAAGCGGCAGAACAAGGAGAGCAAGAACTTACTGATGATGATTACATTGACTATTTAGATGAAATAGAAGAACAAAAAACTATAGATGTTCAAAATGCGGAAGAGGTTGATAATTAATGACACTTAGTGATTTAATGCAATTATCAAGAGAAAAAGAAAGTAATAGTCTTAAAAAAGTAGGTGTTTCAGAGGAAAGAATTCAAAATCAAATTCCTAATTTAAGAAAATATGTTTCTTTTTGAAGAGCTTATCCAGATATATTTGTAGAATTTTTGTGTGGAAGTAATCCTGAAAATTTTCATCTTTATTTATATCAAAGAGTGTTTTTAAGAGCGGTAATGCGTCATAGATATGCTTATGCAACATTTCCTCGTGGATATTCTAAATCATTTTTATCAGTATTAGCATTAATGATTAGATGTATTTTGTATCCAGGTTCTCATTTCTTTGTTACAACTGGTGGAAAAGAGCAAGCAGCAGGAATTACAAGAGAAAAAGTAGAAGAATTATGTAATTTAATTCCTGGTTTAAAAAATGAAATTGATTGAACAAGAGGAGCTTCTAAATCTAGCAAAAATGAGGTTACTTATAAATTTAAAAATGGTAGTATTTTTGATATTATGGCAGCTCAACAAAGCTCTCGTGGTAAACGTGCAACTGGAGGCTTAATGGAAGAGTGTATTCTTATTGACAAAACTTTATTAAATGAAGTTATTATTCCAACAATGGTTGTAGATAGACGTTTATCAGATGGAACAAGACATGAAGAAGAAACTGCCAATAAATCTCAAATTTATGTTACTACAGCTGGATGGAAAAATGGGTTTGCTTATGAAAAACTAATTCAAATTCTCATTCAAGAAATTATTGAACCTGGAGAAGCTATTGTTTTAGGCGGAACTTGAAGAATTCCTGTTATGGAAGGGCTTCAACCTAAGAATTTTATTACTAATTTAAAATTAGATGGAACTTATAATGATAGTTCATTTTCAAGAGAATATGAATCTGAATGGAGCGGAGATGCGGAAAATGCTTTTTTCTCGGCAGAAAGATTTGATAAATATAGAGTTTTATTACAACCTGAATATGAATATAGTGGAAGAAGTAGCAAAAGTGCTTATTATGTATTGGGTGTGGATGTTGGACGTTTAAAGTGTACAACAGAAATTTGTGTATTTAAAGTGACTCCACAACCACAAGGGTCTGCATTAAAAACACTTGTTAATTTATATAGTTATGAAGCTGAAGATTTTGAAATGCAAGCAATTAATATTAAGAAGTTATTTTATAAATATAAAGCAAGAACTGCGGCAATTGATGCTAATGGATTAGGTATTGGTTTAATAGATTTTATGACAAAAGTTCAAGTTGATCCTGAAACTGGGGAAGAATTACCAGCTTTTGGAGTAGAAGGAGGAACTTCTGATGATATTATTGAACCATATAAAAATATCAAAGGCTCAAATGTGGAAGAAAATGCAATGTTTTTAATAAAAGCAACAATGCCAATAAATACAGAAGCTCATACTTATGTTCAAATGCAACTCGGTAGTGGAAAAATTAAATTTTTAATTGATGAAAATCAAGCAAAAGTAAAATTGTTGGGAACAAAAGTTGGACAGAATATGGATATATCTAAAAGACAGGAATATTTACAACCATTTACATTAACTACTATTTTGAGAGAGCAAATGTTAAATTTAGTAGAAGAAAATGAAGGAGTTAATATTATTCTTAAACAATCTAGCAGAGGAATTCCAAAAGATAAATTTTCTGCTTTTGAATATGGTTTATATTATATTAAAACAATAGAAGATAGAAATAGAAAAAAGAAAAAGAGAAATATTGCAGATATGGTATTTTTTACAAATAAAAATTAAGAGATATTGGTCAGAGTATAATCATTTGTTTGAATCAGTTTTTATATTTTTATAGAAAAAATGTAAAAAATCCCTCTTTTAAAAAAGGAGTGATAAAAAATGCGCGCAAGCAGAGGAGAAATAAAAATAGAAGATGTACTTCGAGCTTCAGGATTAAATTTTGAAGAAGAATATAGTTTTCCAGATTTATTAAGCTCTAGCGGAAGGCCGCTAAGATTTGATTTTGCAGTTTTTGATGACGATAACGAATTGATGTTTTTACTAGAATATCAAGGTGTTCAACATTATCTTCCTAAAAGCAAATTTGGAGGATATAATGGATTAAGAAAGCAACAATATAATGATATGTTAAAAAGAGAATACTGCAAAAAACATAATATAATTTTAATAGCAATTCCCTATACAGAAGAATCTGATATAAATTATGATTATATTATGAATTCTTATTACAAACTTGGGGGAATTTAAGAAGGAAGGTGTCTATTTTGATAAATAATAGAATACAAGAAATAAAAGCTAAAGGTTTTCAAATGACAGCTGATGACACCAGAGATCCTTTTGAAGATAAATATGTTCCAACAGATTTTTCAAAAATAAAAATTGGAGTAAAAACATTACAAGATGCAGTTTTAAGTTTAGGTTCTTTAAGAAAAGTAAATTCAAAATTAGCTAATAAAGAAAGTGTTCTTCGAGCTATTGCTTTAAATAATACAGAAGAAATGAGAGAAATTTCAAATTTCTTTTATAGAACTAGTGGTATTTATAATAGATTATGTAGATATTTAGCTTATATGTATAGATATGATTGAATGGTAACTCCTTATATAAACGATGAAAAAGAAGTTGCGGATAAAAAAGTTTTAACAAATTTTTATAAAGTTTTAACTTTTTTAGATAATTTTCAAGTTAAGAGATTTTTTGGTGAAGTAGCTTTAAAAGTTATTAGAAATGGTTGTTATTATGGATATGTAATTTTCAATAATGATACGGTTCAAGTGCAAGAACTTCCTATTAAATATTGTCGTACTAGATTTCAAGTAAATGGACGTCCTGCAGTTGAATTTAATATGAAATATTTTGATGAAACTTTCAAAGATGCCAATCAAAGAATGAAAATTTTAAAATTATTTCCAAAAGAATTTAAAAAAGGATATATTTTATATAAAGAAGGAAAATTAGTTCCAGATTTTTCAGGTGATGATAGTGGCTGATATTTATTAGATATAAAAAGTGTTATTAAATTTAATATTAATGGAGAGGATTTTCCAAATTTAATTGCGGTAATTCCTGCAATAATTGATTTAGATGAAGCTAAAGATTTAGATAGAAGAAAAATGGCTCAAAAATTATTAAAAATAATTATTCAAAAAATGCCATTAGATAAAAATGGAGATTTAATTTTTGACGTTGAAGAAGCTCAACAACTTCATAATAATGCTGTTAATATGTTGCAAAAAGCTATTGGTGTAGATGTATTAACTACATTTGCAGATGTTGATGTTGCAGATATGGCAGATAGAAATACTACTACAACAGTAGATGATTTAAATAAAGTTGAGAGAACAGTGTTTAATGAAGCTGGTATTTCACAAATGCAATTTAATACTGATGGTAATATAGCATTAGAAAAATCTATCTTAAATGATGAAGCTTCTATGTATACTTTATTGACACAGTTCCAACAATTTTTAAATGATATTATTATTAAGTTTAATAATAAACCTAAAAAAGTTTATTATCGTGTTCAAATTTTAACTACTACTATTTACAATTATAAAGATTTAGCAAAGATGTATAAGGAACAAATGCAATTAGGATATAGTAAAATGTTATCTCAAATTGCATTAGGACAATCTCAAAGTTCAATATTAGCAAATGCATACTTTGAAAATGATATATTAGATTTAATTAATGTATTTATTCCACCAATGATGTCAAGTACAATGAATTCAGATGTATTAAATAGAGTAAATCAACAAAATAAAGAAAATAAAACAAAAACAACGGAAGGAAATGAAGAAGGTGGACGTCCTACAAATGAATCTCAAGGTAAAGATGTAACTGAAAAAACAATACAAAATCGTGAGTCTCAAAGTTAGGACAAAAAAAATAAATAGGTTTCATATATTTTTAATATAAAATATAAGAAAGAGGAGGAATATAATATGATGCATCAATCAATTGCGACAATTAGTTCTCCAGAATTTATAAACTTACAACCTTTAGATATTAATCCTTTAATGTCTAAATGTGAAATTAAAGTTTTATATATTGGAGAAAATAGAAATCATAGTTATATTACTGAAGAAGTTGCCGCCGATATGGCAAAAACTTTAAGAGGTGCTCCTATTGTAGGTTATTATAAGGAAGACAAGGAAGATTTTGCTGATCATGGAGAACAAATTATTCTTGATGATGAAGGTATAAAATTTAATTGTTTAACTAAACCTTATGGTTTTGTATCTCCAGATGCAAAAGTTTGGTTCCAAGATTTTGAAGATACAGATGATTTTGGAAACAAAGTTACAAGAAAATATTTAATGACAACAGGATATTTATGGACAGGGCAATATGAAGAAGCTCAAAGAGTTATTGACAAAGGAAATAATCAATCAATGGAATTAGATGAGGCAACTTTAGAAGGACATTGGTCAACTGATGTTAATAATGGTATGGACTTTTTTATAATAAATGATGCAATATTTTCTAAATTATGCATTTTAGGAGAAGATGTTGAACCTTGTTTCGAAGGAGCAAGTGTTACAGCGCCTCAAGTAAGCAAATCATTCAGTAAATTAGATAATAATTTTAAACAAACTTTATTTACTATGATGCGAGATTTAAAATTTGCATTAGAAGGAGGAAAAGAAATGGAATTAGAAGAAACTAATGTTGAAACAACAGCAGCTCCTGAAGAAGTAGTAGAAAATACTGAAGAAGTTATTACTGAAGAAACTACTAATAATACTGAAGAAGAAGCAGTAGTTGAAGAAGAAGTAACTGAAACTCCAGCAGAAGAAGCTACTGAAAAAGAAACTGAAGTTGTTGAAGAAAATTCTAATGAAGGTGATGCTGAAACTTCTTTTGAAAATGCAGAAGAAGAAAATAATGAAGCAGAAGTATCAGAAGAAGAATCAAATAGTTCTGATGATGTTAAAGAAGAATATTCATTAGAAGATTATGAAAATTTAAAAACTGCTTATAATGAATTAGAAACTAAATATAATTCATTAGTAGAATTTAAAAAGGCTGTTGAGTTAAAAGAAAAACAAGCATTAATTAATAGCTTCTATATGTTATCTGATGAAGATAAAAAAGATGTTAATGAACATATTGAGGAATATAGCTTAGAAGATATTGAAGCAAAATTATGTGTAATTTGTGTAAAAAATAAGGTTAATTTTGAAAAAGAGAATTTAGATGAAAATAATAATAAAGTAGAAGAAGAAAATTCTGCAGTAACTACTTTCAATATTAAC